TTCCTCGTCCTCTTCTTCTTCCTCGTCCTCTTCTTCTTCCTCGTCCTCTTCTTCTTCCTCGTCCTCTTCTTCTTCCTCGTCCTCTTCTTCTTCCTCGTCCTCCGGTTCAGGGGCAGGAGCGCGTCGGACCTTTTTCTTGGATGTTTCTTCCTCTTCTTTCTCTTCTTCCTCGATGGGAATGCCCAAGAACTCTGCCTCCAATTCCTTATAGTCGAGAACGATCAAGCAGTCATCCAACGCGGGAAGCTCTTCCAAAATCGTTGGGTCTTGCGGCTTGCGTCGAGGGATGAAGTCAATACGGTCTGCTTCCAGGAACTTGTTGGTGCCCATAGACGCTTCGGCAAAGCGCACCTTGACATCCAGACCATCCACCAGATCCGCGAAACCGGCCAACTCATCGGGATTTTCGTTGATTTCCCGGTTAAGCATTTTGGTGAAGTTGTGAAAACTGATTTCCCAAGACATCACTTCGTTTGGGTTCAGTGGGTCCACAACCAGAAACAAATCCCGGTCCTTGGCCCGCATTTGGGTCAGTTCGTCCTGTGTAGCATCCCCACTGCGTTTGCGCTCCAGGGCACACTCACAGATGGGGCAGCGTTTGCCAAAGGTGGTGGGACAGATGCGGGCCTTTTCTTCCGGCCCTACGCCGAAATGGACCTTCATCGGACGCCGATACCACAGTTCTCCTGCGGGCACCCGGTCGGGGTGATTTTTGTCCGTGACAATATACGGCAGGATGCGAACCACCTGTGCTCCTTTGACTGGTTTGAAAAAATCCAGACCCACGTTATAGACAGTACCGCCACCGCTGGATTTGCTGTTCTCCACGGCACGCTGCTTCACGCGGTCGCGGTTCATGCGGGGTACTTCCGCTGCCTTGGTTTTTCTGGTCGAAATTGCCATGTTTTTCTCCTTTTAGCGTCTGCGAGTCATTGCTTTTCTTACTGATTGATTGGCCTTGGTCTTGTTGTACTCGGCCCGGTCTTCTGGCGTAGTGGTGGGCACAGCATAGTATTCCTGGCCGTGCAGTCGCACCAAGTTTTCCAATGTGGCCTTGCGTTGGTCCAGTGCTTGGACTTCTGCCTTGAGGATTGCAGCCTTACGTTGAGCTTCACGCAGATCAGCCAAGGCTACAAGATACCGCTCGTCACGAGAAACCCAAGACGACACCATGGCTTCAGTGAACTTCCCTGCCTTTGCCGCCAAATCATCACGCGCAGCTAAATCCAGGTCGGCCTTGACCTTTTCCAACCGATCCTTGAGTTCGTCCACTTCGGCAGTGGTCTCTGCCAACTGCTCCGCATACTCCAAAAACAGTGCCGGTTGACCTTCCCACTCTTTGTCCAAGAGCCTCCGGTCCACTTCAAATCGCGAATCTGTTGATAGTTGGCCCAATTTATTCACCTCCTTTCGCATAGTCTGATGTTTATATTATACAGACGATGACGATTTTTAATGTACTTTTATTTTGTATTCTTCTTTTCGGAACCAGTTGCCATCCACCGGTGTTGCATCTATTTCAATCTCCAGCGGCACAATGATCCAATCCCACGCCTTTCGCAACTCCTCACACCATATACGGTGAACGTTCACGGCAAAGTGTTCGAACACATCTGGCGCGGTGGAAAACATCCCCGAATCATGCACCTGACCACAGGGCAACACATCTTGCTCCAACCGTTGTTCCGCAATCCACTGCTTGGTCAATGCCTTGGCCTTTAGCAAGCAGTGGAAAGCTGGTCCTTGAATGGGGTAGTTCACCACCTCGTTCTTTCGCATTGGCCCCTGACACCGGAATCCGGTCAGGGTTTCAAAATACCCATTGCGCAAATACTGCTTCCAGAACTTTTCCTTCCACTGGTTATATACCCGAAAGCGTTCGTTCCAAAAACGGTCCTCCACCTTGCGGATATGCTTCATAAAACGAAGCTCTGTCCCCAGGCCGTGCTTTTTCAGGTGCTTAATCAGCGACACGCCCTGCACGGTTTCGCAATCCTGCGCCCACTTCCACAACCCCGGCCCAGTGTTTTTCCAATAAGAGCCATAGAATTCTGGAAACACAAATTGGTTCTTCGCGCCTTGTCTTGCTGCTTTGGAAACCTCGTCCAGTTCCAGTTTGTAGCACTCCATTGCCATATCACGATGCATATCGGTGGTCTTATCAGTGATGTACTTGATCATTTGCGGGTCTTTATGTACACAGGCACTCACCCGCACCTCGATGCCGCTATAATCCACTTCCACCAACCGATGCCTTGCTCTTGGGTATACTGCACGACGACAGGCTCTTTGTGCAATCTTGTCTCGTATTGGAACGTTCTGCAAATTTGGACTGGAGGAAGAATTATGCACACAAATTTCGTTGGCAAAAAAATTATGAAAATCTTCCACTTCAATATCGTACACATCTACTTTTTCTTTAATCCACTCCACTTTTGTTATTACATGGTTCCCTGGTTTAAATTCTCCAAACTGGTTTCCCCATTTTCTATTAAAATGTTCAAACACCATTCTGTGTTCTAAAACACCATTGCCGTATTTCAAATGTCCTGTAAAACGCAAAGTATCGTCTACACGGCAACAAGATAAAACACGCACTTTTGGTAAATGCTTGCTCTCTCCATCTTTTCTGTAATCATAAAATTTTGGATCAAGTTTTTGTGCTTCTTCATAAGAACCATCAATAAGCCTGATAAGGTGTTCTGGAGTCACGTCCAAATACCCGGAACCGTGCCCACCCAGGCTTTGCCAATGAACTCGAACAACCTCACGATGTCCGGTCTTTCCTGCCCATACCACTTTTCGTATAGCTGGATTCAGATCATTATCAAAACAATAAATAGGATCTCCAATTTTTACTTCTTCTATTGGGATTCCATTCGGACAGTCTTCAAAATTTTTACACACAAGAATCTTGGTTCCTTTAGCAACGCAAGAACGGAAAGTTCTTGCAGCGGCCAAGTGGTAAAAGGGGCGCATGATACCATCCGGCCCAATTTCCCTTTCCCACCCGGTAAGGTAGGTGCCGGAAATCTTTTCCAGCTTGCGCATTTCAAGCACATCAGCCACCAACGGTGCTTTGTTCTCCAATTCTTGCAGCACTCCCACGTCAACGCTCGGCTTGCCTCCAGGTGTCGTTTTTCCTACCGGCAGTTTCATGTGATCAAACAAAACCCAGGCAAGCTGTTGTGTGCTGCTGAATTTCAGTTTGTCCCCATATTTTTCCAACCATGCTTGACCTTCGGGACTCTGCTCAATTCTGCGCAAAACCGCAGCAATGCGTTTCTTGAAGTGTGTCTTTTGTTGCCGGATATAAGCACGATCAACCACCACCCCATTCTCTTCATCATCGGCCAATATCATCGCACCTTCCAACAACAACTGGATACCGTCCCAAGGCGCATCACCAGCTTCGAACCGTCTGCTTTGTATGTCGGCAATCCGTGCCGTGCATAGTGCATCCATGCCGCAATACCGCAATAGCTTTTCCCTCGGTGCTTCCAGCACTCGGTTCATGCCCAACGAGGAGTTTGCCTTCAGAAAGGGGCTGATCTCACTACTGTAATCGGTAATACCCAACTGGACGTAGCTTTGAAACTTCAAACCGGAAATGTGCCCACGGTTGTCCAGACAGTGTGCGGCCAGCATCGTGTCCCAACACCAGCCGTTGACCGAGGTGCCCAGGCAAACACGGCTCCAACGCTCTTCAAATTGCAAATTCTGTGCAATCTTGCCCCGCTTTGACCGCAAGAACCTTGCCATCAACGGTTCCAACCGTGGTGTCATTTGAAAAGCCGCAGCATTGTCATCGCCCCATCCTATGCCCACACAGACGATTTGATGCCCAGGCGCATTGGGTTTCAGCCCCGTGGTCTCGTAGTCGATGGTTACTGCGCCGCTCCCTTCCAACAGGTCTGTCAACAGCCGTGCAGCACGGCGTTCCGTGTGAATCTCCACCTGTTCTTCTTGTGGACGCTTTGGCCAAGGTTTCGGGTGGTCCACCAGTTCGGCAAACCGTTCTATGTCTAGGCTGAAATACAGCGGCACCTGTGGATCGTTGCCGCTTTCGCACCGCAGTACGTAACTGGGATGGAAAGTGGGGCATACCCACGCCCCCAAGTCTTGGTCTGGTGCTTGCCACCCGCGCCACCTACCAATACCGCCCAAACCCCCTTCGCCATCATACCAACGGTGCGCCAACAGCGATTCCAACCCAACGGCACCAAGGACCAAAATGAACCGTGGTTTCAGTTCCTCAATGGCTTTCAGCACCCGTGGACGGCACGCCGTGATCTCCTGTGTGGTTGGTGTCCGGTTCTTGGGCGGTCGGCAATTTACAGCACAGATAAGCCAACAATCTTCGTATAGGTCGATGTTATACCGCATCAACTCCTTGGCCAACCGTTTGCCCGCATTGCCGATGAGTTGAGTGCCAAGAGGCCCACGTCCTTCTTCCTTGGCTAAAGTAATTTCTCGTGCATAGGCCGCATCTTCTTCCGCCCCCGGTGCTTCGGCAATCACCATTATACCGCGTCTGCCCATGCCGCCCGGTTCCATCATCGGTCCCTTGCAAGTCTCCTGCAAGCCGCATGGGCAAGTGTTGAGCTTTTTTGGTTTTTTCATTGGTTTTTCCGACATATCAAAAAAACTTTTCGTCATGGTTTTGTCCTATTGGAAAACAAGCGGCGGCAGTAAAAACCACTGCCGCTCGCATTCGTAGCCAGAAACCAAATCACTTTTTCGTGGTGTAAACGTCTACGCCCAACTCCTTGATCACTTGAGCGATGCCCGTGACATACCACTTTGCATGAACAAGGCTGTCGGTGCCACCGTGCTCCATATAAAGTATGTTGGCGCGTTCGGCCAATTCCTTCTTGGTACACGGACCCATCTTGATAGCATCCACCAAAGAATCAACGCGGGTGTAGCGTTTCTTCTTGCCCTTCTTTAGTGTTTCCTCTTCCTCATCGTTGTCGTCTTCATCTTCCGCTTCTTCAGCCAACTTGGCCCGAACCTCTGCCTTGGCCCGTTCCCGAAGCTCTGCTCTCTTTGCCTCGCGCTTCTTCCCTGCCGCCTTTTTGCCGCCCCTGTGAACCTTCGCCAGCGGCTCCGGCAACTCCACGCCCATCTTTTGCAGCAGTTCAAGGGTTTCAATGGCCAAGTACGGGCCACCGCCATCGGAATCCATACGATTCTGTGTGGGCGTTCCCTTGGGAAAAACTTTAGCAGCGATAATATCATCGTCGGTCAACAACTCTGCCGTGTCCAAGATAGCTTTGCGAAGTTCGTCTTCGTCGGCCTCGTCATCCGCGTCAATGAGCGGGTCTGGTTCCAGGCAGTCGTTCAGATCGTCAGCAATGGAAAGGAGATCACCAAAACCAATACCGTCTGCCGTTTCCTTTTCCTCCACCACCTCCGGTTCCTTCAACGCCTTGGTTTTCTTCTTCGGCTTGGGCACCCTGCCAATGGGCTTTCCGGTGCCGGGTGGGCGGCCGGGCTTCTTTTTCTTCGGAGCTTCCGGTACTTCTTCCACTTGCTCAGATACCTTCTTGGACTCTTTTTCCTTCTTGGGCGGACGACCGGGTTTCTTTTTCTTGGTTTCCTCTTCCTTCTTTTTTCTCGCCATTTCTTTCTCCTTTTTGGTTTCGGTTGACGAAAAGCCATTGACATTCTCTCCGCCCTAAAGGGCGGAAGATTCCTGCTTCGCGGAGGCTGCCCGAACTGAAAGCTTAGGTCTTACGGCCTCTCCACAGGCTGCAACGGTGTGCCCCACCGCCAGAATACTTACCGGACTAAGCCGAAAGGCGCCACTACATCCCCTACTTGAAAGAAGGGGTCTTGTGACGCAGGGTTGATAAAATTTACATTCCATCTATTATTATACAGCCAACACCAATTTCTATTGCAACACCATCATGCCTTCATCTTTGGAAACGGAAGCATCCGCAATTCATCATAATTCATTCCCAGTTCCATTGTGTAGCAAGTACGACACAGGCGTGTAAGCAATTGAAAATTAACAGAAACAGGCTTTTTAGGCAATTTTTTTCCACAGTTTTGGCAATGCGTGAAAATCCGAATACCTTTCCACATCCTGCTGGTTTTGGGAATGGCTTTTCGTCTTGAAATGGAAACATAATAAGAATTCGCGGAACCAGTTTGCATAGCGATTCCTTTCATTTCAACCAGTAACTACCAAGGAGTGGTCTGGACATTGCCAAGCACTGCAAACAAACGACATTGTCCCTGCTGTCGAAATCTTCCTCACGCATCACCAACTGGCTCACCCGCATCAGCCCCATTTTCTTCTCTCCCGGCGCCTGGTTCAACGCCAACATGGAAGTGACATGCCCCAGCTTGCGCTTATCTTCGCTCACATCTCCCATGTCCTGGTTGCTTTTGTTGTAGCTGGTCTTCGCAGCTTGCGTGGCGGTGATCACCGCGATGGAGCGTTCTGTGGACAGCCCCCGCAGTGCGGCCCAGGTGGCGTTGATCCGGTGGCGGGTTTCTACTT